ACCCAGACACCAAAGTGATAGGTTGTGGTGTATCCGATACTATCTCAATTTCAACACCAGTGTTGCAGTCCTGTACAGGGAACTTAAAAGTACCATCAGCAATGTTCATTGAGTCTGTTTTACTTGATATAGTCCCTAGTTGTTTATTTGTGGAAACATAAGTGTACTCTTTGCCTTTCTCATTGTTTCTAACAATAACGTTGAAACTACCTGTCTTACTATAATGTACCTTAAAGCTTCTTACCTGTACCTTACCGTTGTCAAGAACATCAATACCTGCTTCATTTGCTGTTTTAATTAAGCACTTACTTAATGTAACATCAAATGTATAAGGAACTCCATACCAAAAGCTTTCCCCACTCCAGTCACCAGAAAGTTCTACAGAGGTTGTGTTCTTTGTGAAAGTAAATGTTTCGTAATAACCGTCACTTCTTACAAAACAATAAGTGTCACCTGCTCCCCAAAGATCGTAACTAATCTTTGCTGTTGTCTTATCTGCATAAGGTAGATAGGTAAGAGTTCCAGAGAATTCTCTTTTAGAGTCTAAAAACAGTCTGTAAGGTTCATCTGTAAAGTCTTTTCTGTTGTCTGTAAAAACTATTCTCTCAATATTAGCTGTACCAAATCTTGATACAATAACATATAAATAAGAATCAACAAACTCAGCGTGAACTACTTTTGTTGTAGCCGAAGGCCCAAAAGTCCACTTAGAGACTGACTGTTGTATAACCTTTTCCCCGTTATTAAGGTATTTATAGACATACAGCGTGTTGTCATTACCTGTTGCCATACATACTAGGTTCTCTGATGTAGAGCCTGTCATAATAGTGATACCTGTAGGCAGATATGAAGGACAGTGTGCTGTAACATCTTCAGCATCCATGGTCTCAGATAAGTCCTGAGATGTGTGAAACCTCATAAGAGAACTGCTGTCTGTATGCTGAGTAACAAAGAACAAAGACTGACCCAATGTAATAGGCTTTACGTTCTTAGAGTATCTGAAAGCCGTTACTTGGTCAATAGCAACAGTAGAAGGAGACATAGCTCCCTGTGAGTGTAACACAAACTGACCCTCCTGTGAGAACAAGAACAGCTCTTTAGCAAAAGGTATTACATCAGTAATGATGGCAACCTTATTAGAACTTAAAGATACGTCAATTGGGTCTGTGTCAACTACAGTTGCGCTTGAGTTGAACCAGAAGTTAAAGAAATCACTTGAAGTGCTTAGGATAACATTTTCATCAGCTACAAAACCTAATCTGTTTCTAAAGAAGAAAATGTCGTTAATCTTTTTACCTATGAACGAAGGTTCTGAATTAGTGGTTTCATCACCGACTGTTCTATCTGTCCAAGACAACTGTTTAACTGTAAATGTTCCGTCAGAGTTTCGTACAAGTGCGTGTGGCATAGAGCTAGGGTCAATAGCATACTTAATACCACCCTTAAGAGTTTCGACCCAGTTTCCAAGTGTAGAGTCATATTTCAAGTAGTATACAGAGTCATCAGAACCTTTTTCAGATTGTACTTTTATAACACAACCGTTTGGAGCAATAGGAGGTAACTTAGATGTACTTGTTGTTGAACCAAGCAGTACATACATATTAGTATTACCTGCACCATCTTTTACTACAACATTAGGTGGTGTTGCTCTTCCGTCAGAATAACGTATTGCAACAACAGAATCCCCAAGTCTTTGAATGGTTAAACCACTGTTACTGAACGCGGAGTTTCTCTGTGTAACAATGTCCTTATTACTGTTATATCTATTGTTAAAGTCTACAGCGTTAATAGTAGAGCTTGTTGAATTTGGTGCTCCTCCAATATAGTTAGTCCCGTTTGCAAGAAGGTTGTAAATACTATCTGCAAGTTTTTCTGTTGTTGTAAGCTTGCTGTCATACGTGTTAGCACCGTCTGGCATAAGCACAGCACACGCATAAGTTCCATTAATAGTTACGCTGTATGTCTTACCATAGTTAGCCGACTTGCAATAAATCAAAGCCCATCCGTCATTAGTTGTGGATGAAGTTTTAGGCATCATTTGAGGTATCTTTGATTTATTCAGTAGAAACGTATAGTCAGCAATGGTTACACATCTTAAGTCCCTCTTTGGATTATCTGTATCTAAATATGATGTAGAACCATTTACAGTCTTTCGATTCCCCTCAAGGTCATAAACAACAGGATAAATCGCTGAGACACCAAACGAAAGCAGGTATTGCTCTTCATTGTCTCTGTTAATAATCCTAATGAAACCTTCAGTATCTAAAAGCGTGGCTTTAGCTCTAAAACAACTGGGAGGTCTCTTTTGAAGCCCCTCAACGTCATTGGACAGTCCGTTAACCTGTTCTGTCAACTGGTTGATAAACCTAGATCTGTCAGGTTGCTGAGACACACCACCGTTAAACGATGGAATAACTTGTGTAACCAGTGCCATGCTTTAGCTCCTCTGAATGTTCTGACTAATGGTCTGGTCGTCATCGAAGATATTGTAGTTAGCAGATTGTAAATCAAAGTCTATAATCTGAGTGTACGCATTGTTCTCTTCGATCTGTAAGTGTTGGTCAATCTCCTGAGATGTCAGGTATCTGGCTTGAAAGATTCTTGAAGCTCTTACCGTAATGTAATACTTAAAGGCTTCAGGAAGGTTCTCAAACTCAATTTCTTTTACAAGTTCATCTACAGTAAGTCCATCACTGAACACATTAGTATCTGTAATCAAGTCGAAAAAATAGCCTGACTTTCTTACTAGCTGATAACCATCAGCAAAAACCTTAAGGTAGCTGTTAGGATATGGTATCAGACCTGTGTAAGTGTCAGGCGTGAGTGTGTATGTTGTTAAAGTATTAAAGTACCAACCTCGTGATTGAACTTCACGGGAGACACTTTGTAAAACTCGTTGTGCATTAATGGTGTCAACATCCTGTTGTCCGTCCAGTGTATCAACAGGCATAGAACCTATCACTGACAGGATTTCATTGACAGCATCAAGCTCAGTTTGTGGTGTTATTATCATTTGTTGTCACCTCTACTTTCTTCTTTCTACTGCGTGTTGTAGCCTTGGGTTCAGTCTTAGGGATCAACCCAAGGCTCTCAGCTTCCTCAACAGTGAGGTCTTTGCCCCACTTGTTGAGTTGCATAAAGTAGACGTGACTATATTTCTTTCTATAGTCACTCATACAATTAGGCGATAGCAGATTTAACGAAGAGACCAACTGCTTCAGGACGAAGACCACCGTGACCCATAGAGTACTTAGCGATGATCTGGTCAGCCTGATATTCAGCTCGACGTGCACGTTCCATGGCGAGGTCTTTCAGTTTGACCGTACCAACAGCAGAACGATGGAAGGCGATACCTTCAAGACCTGCGGCAGAAATCTTAGAGTTGAGAGCGTGTTTGCCATCAACACCAGAGTTAAGGAAGTTCGGAGTTTCAACAATTTCGAAACCACAAACGTTCTTCAGTTTACCCGTGGTCGGATCAAAGATAGCCGCAAAGTTAGCCGCATCAGGCATAAGGGCACGGCAGATAGCCGAGAAGCCTTCAGGAGAAGTCAGGAAGTAACGGTCACCCTGCGGAACCCAGTTCTTGGTGAACTGAGCACGTGCATTAATGAGACCTTCAAGAAGCTTGTTGCCATACTCAACGGTCGTAGCTTCAGACAAACCAGTGACGAACTGGTAGGATTTACCCGTGCCTTCATTCTTGAGCGTGTCATTGGTCGGGATGTTTTCGCCCATAACACCAGTGTTGGCAAGCTCGTTAATGATAGCACAGTCAGCACTCTGAGCAAGAGCCTCACCCAACTGGCGGGAGTACTCGGTGCGAACGTCAAAGTGATTCATTGCATCATCAATGTCAGTGATGAGGCAGTCAGCAGTCAGGAGTCCGTCAATCGTAATGACCTTCTCCGTGTTTTCCATCTTGGTACGCTGATCGTCCAGAGAGTCACCTGCGGCAAGATATTTAGCGTTCGTGCGACCCATAACAGGGAAGCTTGCCGATTTGCCATGGGGGATGGTTCTGACCATATGACGAGGCATCATGACAGACGTGCGAGTAAAAGCCGTAAGGACTTCACCCGAGAACATCTTCATAAAGAGAGCATCACGATCTCCAGAGCTCAGGTTCTGACCAGGATTGGAAATACCAG